TGGCACGTGATGTGTACCATTCCGAAGGCCACTGTATCTTCTGGAGTTCCGTCAAATATATTGGGATAATACCCAGGCGTTGTGCTGCTTGATGCATCAGCATAGCCTAGGGTTTGTATTGTAGTATTACCCTCAGACTCCATCCCTTAAAACGTTAACTATATACATTAAGATATTTATAAGTTTAAGTATTTTTGTGAATTACAAATTAGTTAATGCAAAGAGGTTTGGGGGTTTCACGTTACTTTATTTTTATTCCTGGTTTTTAATGTTGTATCACCAATTTTAATTTGCCCGTAACGCACTCCGTACCTTTTGTACTCTTTGCTCAAAGACCGAAAAATGATCGATAATAAATACCCATGTCCGGCTATGGTGCGAACATTTTTCTGATAGTGTCTTACATGGCATCCTCCGAGTCTGACGCGGTATCCTCTCATCATTGATCTGCAATCTACGTCGCTTGTCAGTTCTCAGCTTAAGGACATTTTCATATGGATATATGAATTTCACCAATTCCTGGATGTGTTGCTATTGAAGCATGCTATGCAGCCTTTGAAGATGATGTCCAGCCGGATCTGGTCTTACCAGATGGGTCACATGCCACTGTAATAAGCTGGAACCCAAATGAGGACTTGCCTCGAGTTGATCAGGTGACTATCTTGAAAGTATCCGAGATGCCACAAGGCAAGGAAGCATGGAATAGACTAGCAAAATGCACGACACTATAATATCCGTTAATATTACCCAGAGGCGAGTATCCACCGCAATGTCTCTGTCTAATGTGATGCCGTACTCCATATACTTTGGTAACCTAAGGAGCATATAGAGCTATCGATAGTTTTAAGATAGGAATTGAAAAAATGAACTCCGATATGATATATATCATGGACGCCCAAACAGATGACTTCGATTGGAATAAGCAAACATGGGATGATGTTATAGACCCTGCATTTCACGATGATGATAAGCTAATGGCTCATCAACACGAGTCTTTTAATAACATGATCGAAACCACTATACCGCATCTAATGATGCATGCACCTATCGTTGTTAAAGACAAACAGGACGCTGCAACCAACATTCATAGCTTCCAGATCACCTCGTGTGGTATGAGCAAGCCTGTGCTACATCAAACTGGTCAGGGATATCAGCCAATGCTGCCCAGTGAAGCACGCAATCGTGATCTAACGTATGCCGCCCCTCTGTTTATCGACTACAAATATGTGCATGAACAGGGTGGTAAACCTCCAAATATTCAGACCGGAAGACTCTGTGTGGCTAAGATTCCGATTATGCTTGGTAGTAAGTGGTGTCATCTCTATGGGCGCAGCAGAGCTGAAAGGGCAGCTATGAATGAATGCCCGCTTGACCGTGGCGGCTACTTCATTATAAAAGGTAGTGAAAAGGTAGTCATCTCTCAGGAGCGTCCAGTGGAAAATACTATTGCCTGTTTTGAAGAATCAGACCCCACTAAATACGTGTGTCGTGCAGAGGTTAAGTCTACTATTGATCAGAGATTTTTCCCGATCAAGATAACTCAAGTTCGACTAACCAAGTACCAGGAACTCACTGGTAAAGAAAAGGACAAAAATGTGATTCCCGGTCACAAAATCATGGTCGGTCTCCCTTATGGTCGCCGTCCAGTACCACTATTTGTTATTTTCAAGGCATTCGGTATAACCTCTGATGAGGAGATCTTCTCCTATCTCTTAGACAAAGATTCTGCCGCTGATCTCGATTTCATCAATCTACTGACACCCAGTGCACATGATGCACACAGTGTTGCCACTCAGCCCGACGCTATCCGTTATGTGGCCAACTCAATTAACATCAACATTACGGATAAAAGAGTACAGGATGCGGTCGATAAGCAAGATATTAGTGATGACATTGAGACTATAAACAGTAACCTCCGTATGTCATATGCTACCGACCTACTCAATCGTGAATTTATTCCACACGTCGGCAATAACCCTACAAAGAAGCTTCGATTTCTCGGATTGATGGTTCAGCGTCTGCTGCGTTGTAGATTGGATAAGAACCTATTTAGTGATCGCGATAAGCTAACTAACAAGCGACTTGATCTTCCCGGAACCTTAATATTCCAGATTTTCCGTCACTATTTCCAAAAGATGCTAAAAGACATAAAGGCTCTATTCGTCAAAGATATCCGTAATTCAACCGATAGTAATGCTGGTGCCCGTCTTAGCCAGGACATCAAAAAGATTATTCAAAAGAGCAACATTCAGAATAAGCTTGGCTATGCCTTGTCGACAGGTAACTGGTATACGAGCCGTAGTCAAGCTAACTCGGCTGCTAAAAAGGGGACAGCGCAGGTACTGCAGCGACTGTCTTATCTGGGTACAATATCTCATTGTCGTCGTATTCATAGCCCTCTAGAACGTGCAGGCAGCAAACATATTCCACCTCGGCAATATCACGGAACACAGGCACCAAAGATTTGTCCACCGGAGACACCAGAAGGTGCGCAGGTAGGTTCCGTTAAGAATCTGTCTCTGTGCACACATGTTTCTATTGAAACTAGCTCCGATCCGGTCATGTATGTTTTGACTAAACTTGGTCTTATTAAGCTCGACGAGGCTTCATCTCTACAGATACAGCGTAATACTAAGGTTATGGTTAATGGTGATTTTGTTGGGGTATTTGAAAATCTTAAGGCTACTATACGCGCTGTAACCCTACTGAAGTACGTCCGACGAACCGGAATTATTAATCCATTTGTTTCTATCTCTTGGTCATGCGATTTTGACAGACTTGTTATCTTAACTGACGGTGGTCGTTACAGTACTCCGTACTATATTGTCGACCCTGATGGTCATCTCCAAATTAATCACTGGCAACGTCATTATAATAGCCGCGGTGAACGACTACCAGGTCTTAATAGATTAATCTCTGAACTTGATGTATCTAGTGGTGAATATGCATATAATGAGGTCTATCGTAATGAAAAAGAGTATCAGCCTTGGCGTCATGCAGCTATCGAGTATTTGGATACCGATGAAGAGGACACGGCGATGATCGCTATTCGCCCTGAACAACTTTTTGCCTTCCAGACCATGCGCTTGGACAGTGACGGAAACTATTTTGGTCACTTATCTCAGACTGTAACAATGCCTAAGACTATTGTCCAGGAGGAAGAAGAACAACGTATTATAGCTGATCGGATAAAGTTGCGCGAATATGAAGATAGTCAGAATCTGGATGAAGATGAGCGTCGGGAGATTGAAGAGCGTCGGCAACGACAAGATGCTCAACTTCAAAAGGGTCACGATACTCAACTGAAACCAATGAAGCAACGCATTGCTGAACGCTTGGAAGAAGATACCCGCGAGCTATTTTTGGGCTGTGTTGAAGAGGTCGAGGTAATCGATCCAGAGGATAACCAGCGGTCGGTTCGTATTATTCCGAGTCGAAGTAGTCTATCACAGGCAGAGACACATCTACTCACCAACCTCAATCGGTTCCTATCACGTAACTATGTTCAGTATACTCATTTACTTCTCCATCCAGCTATCATTCACGGTGTTGTTGCTGCTAATATTCCCTTTCCCGATCACAATCAGTCACCACGTAATTGCTACCAGAGTTCTATGGGTAAACAAAACATCGGTACTTATGTTACCAATCATATGGAACGTATGGACACCATGGCTAATGTATTGGTTTATCCACAGCGACCTATAGCTGCTGCACGAACTGCGGTTCATACTCGGATGGATGTGCTTCATCACGGTTTCAATGCTATGATCGCAATCGCTGCTTACAGTGGATATAATCAGGAAGATAGTCTATGTGGTAACCGGGCATCTTCCCAGCGCGGCACCTTTAATAGTGCATGGTATCGAACATATGCTACTACACTACAAAAACTAACGAGTAATGATGCCAGCGAAAGTTTTGAAGTACCGCCAGAGCGTACAGTAGGCCGTAAGGTTGGTAATGGTGGTACGGATCGCTATCATGCTATCCAGGTTCATCATGGTAAGGCTAAGGGACGTAAACCAGAATTGCCAAGGGTTGGTGCATTCGTTACTGGTAATGATATTATTATTCCAAAGAGTAAAAAGGTTACTTCCAAGAAGAAGGGTGGTACTGGTTCTGATACATTGTATACAGATCTGAGCGTCACTGTAAAACCATCTGAAGGTGGAGTTGTAGATATGGTAATTCCCAATGACTACATTACCAACAATGAAAACGAGGATGCCTATCAGTTTGTCAAGGTTAGACTCTGTGAGATGCGGCAGCCTGAGATCGGTGATAAGTTTGCCTCGCGTGCAGCCCAGAAGGGCACTGAAGGTATTCAGATGAATATTGCAAATATTATGTTTAGTGGTGCAGGTGTAGCACCTGATAAGATTATGAACCCACATGCTGTACCATCACGTATGACTCAGGCACAGTTGATTGAGAGTAATATTAGTAAAGAGGGCACCTTAACCGGTAAGTTTCACGATGCCACACCATTTACTGATTTCGATCTTGAAGAGGCTAAACGCAACTTGGAACGTACTGGCTATGATCGCTGCGGTGATGAGATTATGTATAATGGTCTGACTGGTGAGCCAATGGAGACACCAATTACATTCTGGCCGACATATTATCAGCGTCTAAAGCACATGGTTGCGGACAAGATGCATGCTCGTTCTCTGGGTCCAATTCAGGCGCTGACCAAGCAGCCCGCTGAAGGCCGATCTAAAATGGGTGGTCTCCGTCTAGGTGAGATGGAACGTGATTGTCTGATTGCACATGCCTGCGCAATGTATTTGAAAGAAAAGACCGTTGAATCATCTGATATCTTCGAGGTTTTCATCAGTGAACAACGTCGCACCGTCATTGCTGCCAATCCCAAGATGGGTATCTTTCAATGCGGTACTCAGGAAATTTATGGCGAAGAAGATATTACCAAAGTACACATGCCCTACGCAATGAACTTGTTCCGTAACGAGTTGCGTACCATCTTGATTGATACTAACATTATTGTATAAGTTTCTATTCATATGCTTATTTACTTTGGTTCCAGTAGTCTGATAGCTGCACTTATGAAAGCCAACATCACGAAATACGATACAAATGCATAGCATACTATACGGAGCTGTCGTGTCTGAGATTCTTGATGGATCTTTTCAATAGCGTGTTCTGACGGATCCAGTGCTTGGTCTTGGTCTTGGTCTTGGTCTTGGGCTGGAACTATGCGACGTCTAAGTTTCGAGTCCGAGCCGGAGTCCGAGTCCAAGTCCGAGAGTGCAGGAATGGAAATATCGGATTCGTCGAGATCGCACTCGGGTACCAATTTGTAGTCGGTGATGCAGGTTACCCATTCGGAATCTTCTATAAAGGACGATATAAATGGAGCTGGTTGTTGCGTGTCTGACATAATAAATAAGTAATGACAATCATTTTTCAAAAAATACCTGTCTTTGTGTATATGTTAGAGTTATTCTTATCATTCTTATCCGTAGCCTTTATACCTAAGATAACCACTAATCTTATCCTATCAAATGGAGCTGATCCATTTATGGGATATATGGTGAATTTCCTACTGATCCTGATTGTCAGCATAATCATAAACATAATTCGTGCCTGGCGTTACTGCAAAGATACTTATGGTATCAGTTATGGATTCTTCAAGGGGCTGTTATGTGGCGGTGTTGCAACAGCGGGATCGATCTTGGTGCAATTTGTACCAATATTAAAAGCACCTTTTTTCGTAATTAGTATGATTCCCTTTTTAAGTAGTATGGTCGATGGTGTGGTACTTGGTACTTTTTATCTGTTGGGTTACCTGTTTTTAGCATACCCTATCTTCGGTTCATGTTAAAATTGATCCTTGCTTGGTCTTATCTAATGTCATCACATAAGTGGCCACAGGGGTGGAAAATTCAGGCACAACGAAAAGAGGTTGAAACTGAACATTGGCAACTATATCCAAAGGCAATAGATACATCGTATTTTCACAAGTTGATGACAGATGTGGTGCCACTGTGTCGCGAACGTAGCGGATCGCGACACAGTTGTCTATTTGGTGATTTTAACTATGTTGGGGTGCCATGTTATAGTTGGGATGGCTGCCCACCTGGACTTCTGGAGCTTGTCAGGGATGTTCAAAAAGTCACTGGACACTGTTATGATTATATACTGGTTCATCTTTATACTGACGGTAATTCCTACATTGGCTGGCATAATGATAAAGAAGCCGAACAGAGTCCAATAGCGTCATTATCGTTGGGGGCTACACGTAAATTTCGTTTGCGGCGGTTGCTGAAACGAAATGAATTACCGGTAAAAGGTTATGAATATGAGTATCGATTGGAGAGTGGGGATTTATTTGTGATGAAACCAGGGTGCCAAACCATATGGGAACATACAGTACCTAAACAACAAACGGTGCACGACGCCCGTATCAATGTTACATTTCGTGTTAGAGAATTATGAAATTGATCTATCTATCAATAATAGATGTACGATGATGTATTGGACACAACCGAGAGCCTGAAGCTTCAAAGATTTCTAGACGGAACTGAACCTGGCGTACTGTATCTATATGGTACAGGCGGAAATGGTAAGAGCACCCTAATGAACCAGATTCGAACTGAACGACCCCATTTGTTTGAAAAAAGCGAAGATTATTACCAAGTTGTCATACACCATGATTCAGACGACTCTACTTTACCGACAGAACTTACAACAAGGCTATTTAAAAACATAGTAATGACCAATGTATTGCCTGACGGTGTCGATGATGATCATATCGTATATTTCAGAAAGACTTTCGGTAGACATGCATAACACATGTCTTACCTACATAACGTGTTACTGAGCTGGCATCGATAACCATTATCCAATTTGGATGTAATGTCGCGCAAAATCATCTTAACCTCAGTTAATCCTCCTTTGATATTGAATAGTTTGCTTTCTATCCCATTAAGTCGTTGCTCATGTCCTGTTAATATGGTCTCGTTGAAAACCGGTCCATCTCCGGTCATACTTTGCTGGGTTTCAAGCATTCGCGTTAGTTTGAGTTCAAGTGCATCTTGCTGATTCCGTACCTCGGTGAGTTGATTATTAATTTCTATCTCGGCACGTTGGACACGATCATTTACTCGGCGAACAATGGATTCATCAGACCTATTAATGCTTCCGACTAGGTCAAGACGGTCGCGAATCTCCTTTAATGCTTGAACATTTGCTGCGATCTTACCATCGATGATCTTATCTTCAACCTCTGGTATAAGTTGTTCTGTAGTTACGTGGTTGGTGGTCTGTTGGTTAGTAACTGGTAATACTTGGATCTGAGCCTGAGCCTGAGTAGGTGCTTCGGTTTCCTGAGCCTGAGCCTGAGTAGGTGCTGTAGGTGCTTCGGTTTGCGCTGATTTAGGTGCTGATAAAGCTTCGGTGGCAGGTAGGGTTTGATAAAAAACATCGATAGGAACAACACTATGACCAACAATACTTTCACCATCAGCAGTAGTACCCTCCCAATATAACTTCAATGTAGCATCACCGCTATGTTCATACCATCTAAGCTCAAATGAATGAAACCTAGTTGAATCTAACTCAATAAAATCGGTAGAACTCCATGCCGCAGCCTGAACCTTCCATTCATTGATGACTTGCACCCCATTAATAGCTAATGTGACACCATCATCCGATTCAATAAAGAATTTATATCGACCAGACACTCTGGGTTTAAGATATCCATTTATAATCAACATCACATCATCGGTAAGACCAGTATCTAGAATAGGTCCAGATTGCCACTCAAAGTTAATATCTTGATTTAAAACGGATCGACGAATCAGTTCTAATGGTTGACCCTGCGCATTAGTATGGTACGATTCGACATTTAATCCAACTGCAGGCGGCACCGGCACCGGCTCCGGATCTGGAACTGTTCCACCTACTTGTTCATGTTTGTAGCTACATAATAGACATATCGCTAATAAAAATAGTATGATAAGTAGCGCACTTTGCATCTATAAGATAGGGGAGAGAAAATCAACACTTCTTATACCCAAATGTATCTATGGCAATATCGAGTGCGCCTCGCATCATTTCTTCATGAAGTGGTGCCGCAAGCAGCTTTCCGGCATCGGTTACAATGTAATGGTCACGAATAAGTAGTAGTTTGTCACGCATATGACCAAGCAAGTGTTTGGTTATATCTGACCCACAGTGTCCTTGTGCAACTGTATAATCTAAGCACCGGCGCACACCGACCAGTCCGATAGCTTCAAGTTTGTCTGCATCGCTAACAATGTCGCGTATTTGCACCCAACGTGGTTCCAATTCCTTCTCAAACCAACGCATCCCATTTTTCTGTTCCTTTGAAAAAGAAATAGCACCGATACAGCTCAATATAGGGACAGGATCAATATCGTTCCTAACAAGGAACATGCGAATCTTCTCGGTCAGGCTACCGTCTTTGTCATATTTATGGTCAGCTACATCATGAAGCAATGCAACAAGACTGACATCCGAGAGCATATGTTCATCTGTTACTTCCATCATTTGACAGATTAGTAGTGCATTGTCTCGAACCCTCTGCATATGTTCAAGACCATGAGAAGGGTCTCGATCCTTGCATACTTCGCGAACAAATTCCTCGGTTTCTGTCATTTATTAATTAGAACAAATCATTTTTTACGTAGAAACTCTACGAAGAGTTTCTACGTAAACATTAATACGTTTACCTTAACAAGCCTCGCGGATTTTCGATTCCTTTGAACTGACGGCTCCTATGGAGGAATTGCCTCCTTCAACGACAACAGACACGGGTGCGGTAGCGGAAACTCCTGAACCACCTACTACAATAATTGCAAATGAACTGGCATCAATAGGGATTGTTGAATAGTTGCCGCGAGCACTAACGTCGTTATTAGGAATGAGTTGATCAATATAACTTGCATCAGGCAGATACCATGACTGTTCATTGATAACAGAAATTTGCGGGATCTTGCCATCAAATACCTTAGTGCCATAGAACATATCGGTAAAGTTAGTTACACCTGAAGTATCCCAGTCAGGTGGAAATCGAGTCATGGATGCACATCCATAAAAGCACTTGCTGAGTGTAGTAACATTAGACATTCCGTCAAGACCATCAGTGGCGGTCCAGTTAAGTTTGGAACAACCAACAAATTGCTCACCACTATTACCAAGACGGAGAACACCACCACATTCACTAACTTCGCGAAGTTGATCCTGAACAAGTGGAGGAACTAAAGAGTTAATGGCATTGTGACCGCATACGTCCCACACAATATCGGCCGCGCTGATGGATATGGTTTTTTCACCCGAGGTGCTATAGGCATGTTTTACTACTGTAGTAGAATAACCTAAGGTAGTACCGTCTCCCCAATTAACACAAATATCTGAGGCAGCGGTTAGAGGAATGTATACAGTCAAACTATTATCCGTCTCATGCGCATACCATGTTGAAACAAATTGAGATGTCCACATATACCCTAAGATAGGAAAAAAAATCCGGCGTTGAGTTTCTTTAGGATCATATCAACCTTAAAGAACTTCATCTAGTCTTGGTGTTTAGTTAGAGTAGGCAAGACCACCCATACCGCTCATGATACGAAGAACATTGTAGTTTACAGCATAGACGTGGAGAATGCCACCAGTAGCGCCAACATGGAGTGTAACCTCGAGCTGTGCATTATCAATGCGAGAAAAGTTACAAGTGCCAGATGGCTGGTGATCTTCGGGTTTGAGTGCAAAAGAGTAAACGTTGATACCTGGGGAGGCAGGTGAGGCAGTGTGATGGCGAAGTGGCTGCCAACGGTTAAAGTAAACACCCTCGCGCTCGGCAAAACGGTCATGACCATTAAGCTTAAGCTTAGCCTTCTGAACCAAGTTCTCAGATACTGACGTAGCATCAGTGTTACGGATAGCATCCATACCTGACTTGCTGGCAACGGCTGTTAAGCTGGTTGATGTAGTGTTAGGACGAGCCATCAGTTCACCGGCAGAAGCAAGAGTCTGGGTAAAGTTAGCCCACTGGTTTGCACTAGTGTGGTTGGTCTCGCGACAAGCCCAGACAAGCTCCTTTACGGGGTGATTGTAATTCAACTTGGCACTGACGCTAGTTGTAGTATAGGAGAAGCTCTGGTACTGGAGCTGCTCAATAAGGTACTCATGTGAAACCTGTGCGAAACGACGACGCTCATCGGTATCAAGGTAAATATAGTCAGCCCACAACTTCATTTCGAGTCCATTGGACTCAAAAGTACCACTGGTACCTGCCCCGGTACCACTGCAGTAAAGCTCAGCGCTACTTCGGATCTTAACGGCAACTTTGACCTCGTGATACTGAAGGGCAATAAGAGGGAGTGCAAGACCGACATTGCGACAGAACCAGAACTGGAGTGGAACATAGAGTACACGGTGTCCGTTAACATCAAGGTTGCCACCAGGATGGATGACCCGTGTTGCGGCGCCTCCGGCAGGAGCATCCTGAAGACCACGTCCAGCACCATCGAGACCAATCAATTCGAAGTAGGCAGAACGCTGGCTAAGGGGCATGCTGAGCTGAGCCCAGATCTCGAGCCAATCGGAGTAGTGTTTGTCGATCTGCTGACCACCGATTTCGACCTTGACTTCTTCAACAATGTAGTGACCAACACTATCGGTCCAACGAGTGCTAGTATCGGTGTTGACTGTGAGGTGTGGAAGAACGACCTCTAAACAGAGTCCACTGACTAAATCACCGTTACGGGAAATGAGTGCAGTAACGGTATTTCCAAAACCAACATTACCACTAAAGGTTTGTTCAATAGACTCCATAGCAAAGTTGGTGTGGCGGCGGTACACGACCTTGAAGTAAGTAATCATAGGGTTACCGGTAAGGTAAATATCCTGGGCGCCATAGGCGACGAGTTGCATAAGTCCTCCTGTCATATAACATTCCACGAGATTTTTTTCTGGAGCTTTGGAGCGCTGGATGTGAGTTTCTAATTAAGAACTATTTGGATTCTTAATCTAAAACTCTAAAGTTTAGTTGGAGTAAGCGAGACCACCCATACCGCTCATGATGCGGAGTACGTTGTAGTTAACGGCGAAGACCTTAATTGTACCAGCAGTGAGTGTTCCAATGTTAACGACGAGTTGAGCATTGTCAATACGAGAAAAGTTGCATGTACCACTTGGTTGATGATCCTCTGGTTTAATTGCAAAACTATAGACATTAATACCTGGAGAAACAGGTATGCAAGTATGATGTTTCATTGTTTGGAATTGGTTAAAATATCTTCCTTGACGTTCGGCAAAACGTTCATGACCATTCAATTTAAGACGAGCATCAGTAGTTGGATTCACACCTGTAGTTGGGTTGGTAAAGTAAGCATTTGAACTGTTAGCTAAATTATCGGCAAGTGAGTCCTGGGTAGCGTAGTCTGTTATTACAGCTGCAACTGTTGTATAATTACTCCATTGTTTATTTGTGTTACGAATAGCGGTTCCGTAAGCAACCCAAACAAGCTCTTTAACAGGGTGATTAAACGTAAGATCAACTGTAGCATCACCTACAGCACTAAATGTCTTCTCATTAACTTGAAGTTGTTCAATTAAGTATTCATGGGACACCTGAGCGAAACGGCGACGTTCGTCAGTATCAAGATAGATATAGTCAGCCCATAAAGAAGCTGCAAGTGTACCGGGTGTACCATCAGAAGCTGCACCAGATGTTCCAGATGTTCCAACTAAACACATATCGGCGAATGCACGAAACTTAACGGCAACTTTTACTTCATGATACTGGAGAGCAATCAATGGTAAAGCAAGCCCAACATTGCGACAGAACCAGAATTGAAGTGGTACATATAAACGTCTAGCTGTAGGAGCGACTGTGTTGCTTTGGAGACCTGTTGGCAAACCACATCCAACAGCTCTTGGAGTCTGACCAATCATATCGCGGTAACCAGCTTGTTTGCTAGCAGGAACTGTAAGCTGAGCCCAGATTTCAAGCCAATCGCCATAATGTTTATCAATCTGTTGACCACCAATCTCGACTGTAATTTCTTCAAGAATGTGATGGCCAACATCGTCAGTCCAACGATCAATATTGTCGGCAACAGTCGGTAGATCAATCTCTAAAGTTAGACCACTAACTAAATCGCCGTTACGCGATATAAGAGCGGTTACTTTATTACCCCAACCAACAGTACCGTTGAATGTTTGTTCGATAGACTCCATAGCAAAGTTGGTGTGGCGACGGTATACGACCTTGAAGTAAGTGATCATAGGGTTACCCGTAAGGTAAATATCTTGAGCGCCATAGGCGACGAGTTGCATAAGTCCTCCTGTCATATAAGATTCCCTGAGATTTTTTTCTCTGAGGTGTCAAGAATTTGTAGACTTAAAGATACATTTTCATAGGTCTTGAATGTCTCTGGACATAAATGATATGGATGACTCTTGAGCCTTGAGCATCGAAATTGATAAATCTATGTAATATAGATGTCAGATAAGGGAACCGTGTCCTCAGATTACATCCGTGGTCTCATCTATCAGGATGCTAGAAAAAACATCCAAAGCGCATATGATCGACTAATGGAGCAGCACCCGATGACTTATACACAGGCCCTGGAAATTCAGTTTCTACTGAAAGTTGCGCAGCAAGCATTACTTCGACATTTGCAGGGCGATCGTCTGTATCGATCTTTTGCACGTTTTACCGGCGACTATGCCTATGAGTATTTGAAACGGAATTTGGAAAACATTCTCAAAGTGGATATGTCGGGTACCAATACCGAACAATGGCACAGTTATTATTTGACACGATTGGATAGTTGTATTGATGCAATGAATTGTTGTATCGAAAAACTCGGTAAACCCGATCTAGTATCACTCTCAGAATGAGAAAAATGCCATATTATTGTCATGTTTATCATTTTTCTGCATGACCCATATTTACATGCATAACCTTTCTTATTATGTATGGATGTAATAGCGGTAACGGTTGTAGATTAATTTTAATATTGGATGCGTACTCCAGTGTCCGCGCTGCCTTTTCGTAGTCATTAATATTCATGTAATGCATCAACACCTCCCTGTATAACCGTAGAGCGGTACGGTGATTATGGTTATGAGCACCAATACTATGCCATAAAATCCATAAGGGGTGAGTAGGGTGATATTCGGTTGGTTGAGGTTTGATACGCACATCGAGACGATTCTCTAAAAATTCGGTTATACCTTTATGGTCGGTTAGTTTCGGTAACTGTATGTTCTGCGACGGCTTTGTTATTTTCAATATTATCTCTGTTAAATCTGGGTTCGATACAGACTTCCAATATGAAACCATAGTAGACATAGTATAGTTCTGTAACTCTAATAGACCAATTAGTTGGGCTATCAAATTGTCACATTCCTGCGCGGTTTTCACCCGACCGCGTTCTAAATATCTTTTTATTTTGTGAATACGGACAAGATGTTTAAGTTCCCCATTAATCAGCCATAGATCATAGATTTTATTCCAGGTAAGCGGTAGATCTTCTGGGTCTGAATTCATTCATACTCTAGACCTTCCATTATTATATTGAAGTTCTTACGAGTATGTGGCATCCCTAATGTATCCAAAGTTTCTATAATATCATCTACTGGAAGGTGATAGCCTTTTTGGTTAAATGTAATATATTGTTTCATTATATAGGTTTTATCGGGGTTTGGACCGGTCCACTTGTCATTGACTGCCTGTCTCATTGTTTCCAATAGATGTTCCTGTTCCTGTTCCTGTTCCTGTTCTTGGATTTGTTCATAGACATAACCTAGAGCTTTAGCCTCTTCTGGGATAACTACCGGTCCATCAAAGGACATATACGCAGTCATATGTTCAAATGTCTGCAATAACCTGACAATTCTCATATCGCTTGAACCGGGATATAGACTTGGTCCAAAAAATGAGCGGAAATTACTGTAATAATACATATCGGCAATTAGCTTGCAAAAATGGATAACTAGGTTCTGTTTTAAGGTCTCAATAGCTTTCAGTTGCGCCTCTGTGAGTTCAGGCTTGGGTTCGGTGTCGAGAAATGCGAGTAATGTTGCTATATTGTCTTTAACGCTGTTACCGATCTCATATTTTGGGATCTTAAGACCAATAATAGCATCCGATAGCATCTGATTATACACTGATATACCATTAGCCACCTTTGCAGGCAGTTTATACTCAAATATATCTAAGATTAAACCACGAACAGCTAAACGTAGTCTTTTGTCACTACCACTAACAAGACCGGCAGAATTAGCCAATCGATCAGTTTCGTTTGCAGCGTACGCTACATTTCTTACTATCATACGGAAAAGTCCATTAAGTATAATCGGTAGATCAATTCGATCAATATTCATCAGAATGAGCCCTGTAATAAATTGATTAAGATACATGCCATCTTTGTACACGGTATCCTGTGTGTGCTGAATTGCAACTTCCTTTGATTCACGTTCAACCAAGAGATCATAAAAATAACGCGATCTTGGATGTTTTGGTTGTATTGACATGTCGATGAGGGTTTGAAGAAATATATCAACTTCATTAGCGTCCAGTTCGATACCACTCTCGGTTTTGACTATAGAGGTCTGTAATACTGGATAAGTACTGACAAATTTACTAAATTGCGTTATTGCGCTATTAATAACCGCTCCTTCATGCCAAGGAAAAATAATCTCGAAATGCTTCGCTCCGCTCATCGCTCCATACTGATTCATCTTTTGTGTTAACAGAATATTGATAGTTCGATATCGATCCGGGTCTGGATTTGAATTATGACACATGTAGACTAAACGTTTGTATTGATCCTCTTTCCTAGCCCAGACATGTATATCGGCACCAAGTATCTTGGATGCAGCAAAGACCTCAATATGTCCTGCATAGGCATCAGGGGAACGCATAGCCTTTATATAGTATCCGCTAAAGAACTCTACCAGAGCTGCAACTGCAGGAACAGTTGAAGGGTCAGTCACTGCTAACTCATCACGATCTGTGATAGCATTATGAGCCGCATTAATATGTGTACTAATATCCGCTGACCTTACAATAGGTCGCAATTGTAATTTGCGAGCATGTTCGGGATGTGTGCGGACAAAGGTATTATACAAGTCTTTTATCGTAAGGTCAATAGCACTCAGAATTAAGCCGACCTCTCCTAGATCCAGATAGGCCAATAGACTTAATGCCATCATTTCACTGACCGACCCCGGTTCAGCACCTCCGGTAATATATGAGTCAGGATGTGATTCTAACCAATCAATAACTCGTTGACGCCAAATGTTACCAGCCTCATAAGATAGATGCGACGAGGGCTTCCAAGGATATAATCGACTATAATGATCAATCGGTACAGTATTGTTATTATAGTCAGGATAGACGCCGCCAAGTGCTTGGACAAACTTAAGGTACTGAGCCAGCGCGATAAATAGACATTCGCCACTACCGGCATTGGATACATGAACAAAGGGTTTTTTCGATATTGAGGGCACCTCCTCGGCTAATGGTTTCGTACAGTACATATCTTTATCTGCACAATATTGATAGATAGCCTTTACTTTGTCAGGTAAAGGTCCATCCATGATCTCCTGTAGATCATCAGGGTTGGCGGCTCGACGTTTATCCTGAACAGGGACTCCGTCTGGTCCAATAGATATATGAGAGTCGCGACACATGTATTCCGCACAACGATTCTTTGTCTTATTGGCAATCCGTACAGGATCGTCTGGTAGTTTTATATTACATTGTCCATATGCCTGCCTTTCTGCAGCACGATTAACTTCAGCATCATATGCTTCGGCATGTGCCCGTTTCTCAGCACTGAGATTGGGGTTATAACGATCCTCTCCAAGCGTCTCAAGATCAGTAGCGCGTCTCCCCGGACGAATATCGTATAAGTCCTTGCTTAATGGACTTCGTAATAGATCTTCCAACTCCGCTGATACCCCGTCCGGTCGGACTGCTCGACATTTTTCAACTAGATAGTCAGGTGATACTTCCAACGCATCATACCAATTGTCATACTCTGGTTCCCATCGCTGTATCAGATCACCATTATCATCAAACCTTGTCTTCCAAACAAGAGGATTTCTCACATCCTGACTTTCAAATCTAGCATCTATCTCTTCTACACTGGGAGCACCACCTCTTTGAATTCCAGATGTGCGATATGGACCCTCCTCGGTATCAATGTAAGAATATCCAGCCTGGTCAACATTCATATTATATATTCTTATAGAGAAAAATTCAAGCAAATGAAGCGCAATCATGTGTTACAGATCTCGATCAATGCATTTACGTGTTCAGGAAATTTTTATTTAGAAAGTGTATATGAATCAGACTATCCTTGTTGGTGGAACAGTATTATTTATTATAGTGGTCTCTGTCGTTGTATATTATCTTAGCTCCAATTCGACACAGGAACAGGCTGCAGCTCAGACACAGGCTCAGCCTCAGACACAGGCTCAGCCTGCAACACCAGTAGTAGTTACACCGGAATCACAGCCCCAGACTGAACCAAAGGCAGCTAATGATCCGGACGCATGGAAGTGTAACAGTACTGTCCCAATTAATACCCATTGGGGACCATGTCAACCGGGTGTGGCAGACAGTTGTGATGGCTGCACGGAACCAGATTGCGGATGCCGTAATAGTGATAAGGCCAGACCATGTTATCGATGTATGACAGATGGAGATTGCAAATGGGCATCAGGGGAAGATGGTACTGAATCGCACCTTGACTGTGCTGCACAATAAAAATGACGAATTTCTTCATACATATGAATGAGACCTTGTATTAGGAAATTTATTTTTGATTTTACAGTTGTCTATACATCAGTGATCGCTGTGGAACTTACCTTACACTGGATCAGACAAAAGAGAGGCTAAATGTAAAATGAACTTACTTTGATTGTTAATGTTGAGGTCAGCCTGTAATACAATTATCTTGGACGGACCTGTTAAAAAGGATCACATACCGACATTCCATAATCCTGATGGTAAACTTATTCCATATACTAAATTAAGACAGTATTATGAATATACAGAGCCACAATACATGGATTACATGCACAATTGGTTAAATGTATATAGTAATCAATACAAAGCTGGTGCAGAAATCGTGGATTATTATCATGAGGGCATTAGAGATGTTATCTTGTTGGCAGAAATGCAGTCAGGTAAAACTGGGACTACGCGCTATGTGGTTCATGCTTTAGAAAATCTATCAGGACCTCATGGGTGGGATAATGATAGTTTTGTTTCTAATCGCATCTATTTTATCTGCGGTATGAACGATAATGATCTACGTGCGCAGGCGATCAGTGAGTTCCGAGGGTTTATCCCTGCTGAAAATATTTTGTTTTCTAAGCAATTACAGCGTTTTAATCATACTGAAGTTACCACTAAACCATCATTAGTAATTGTAGATGAGTCTCATTATGCGAGCTTCCGTAGTAGTCAAGTTGACCAATTTCTACAGAGAGTTAGTCATCCGGACATGTTGTCGCTTTCAGTATCTGCTACCGCGATGGCAGAATTAGCAAATAGTGAACAGTTGGGTAAGGGGCGAGTCTATCTCCGACCAGGATTTGGTTATTATGGTATGCATAATCTGTTTAATCGAGGACTTATCCGACAGTCTATTGATATTACAAAGTGCCAGTCGAAATTTATCGATTTAGTGGTTGAAGAATATGAATATCAACGAGAGCATAACGATCTGAAGTACAATATTGTTCGGCTGCCTAATCAGTGGTACTATAAAGACTTACAGGAGGATCTAGAAGACCTAGACCTGAATATTGAGTTTATTAACCATCATACCTGTACTAAAATGTCGGCTTCGGATTTTAACGATTATGTCAGGACTGCACCTGATCGCTTTACCATTATTTGGATTTACGGTAGCTTACGTGCAGGTAAACAATTAGATACTACACACATTGGATTTGTTCATGACACTTCAAGTAGCGGTCCCGATATTATTGCCCAGTCCCTAATGGGACGTATACTCGGATATGGTAAGCATGACCACTATGTGCGTTGCTATACCGATATCAAGGCTGCCCGTTTGATGTTAACATGGATACAATCAGCATATGATATAATGAAGATCCCTAACGGGAGCAAGGGTATAATTGGTGGCTATTCAGAGCACTTGCTTGAACGTGTATGGGAACTTCATACCCCTGTATTAGTTCCATTGGATGGTAATATGCGGGCTTATTATCGGACATTAAAACAACTTCATGGTCACCGTTATCCATATAAAAACGACCTATTTATTGATTTAGCCCTATCATCAACCGTGGATCGTGAATTACTCATTAGAATATTTAATACATACACCCCTGGTCACTGTGGAGGGTTAATGATCCTAACAGAACAAAATAAACCTAAATCGTTTCGCGATCATTGGTCTGGAAATTATCGAGCATATAAATCAGGAAAATTAGTTCATTGTTGTGACATTGAAGGTAATAAACCTGGCAAGTATTTCTATGTCTATGTCAATCTCAATATCGAGTCGCACGAGTATGGATTAGCTTTAGTGACCTACAAGGAACATATCGATGTTGGTGGAATTGGTGACAAGACGGCAGTTATGGTTAAATCTTGTTCTCGTTTTTCAGGCGAATAAAGGCATTTTAATCGTTCTTTGCCTTGATGGAGGTCCACGAGTTCCAAGCCCATCTGTCAGATCGGACACTAACGGTATCACTATCGCTATTTTCTGGCTCCCAACTCACTTTATTGTAATTATTATCCCATACGGGGTCATCGGGAATGGGTATAGATACGTGGTCTGTGGGCTTTGGCTCGGACTCGGACTCGGGCTCAGGGTCAGGCTCGGACTCGGACTCGGACTCGGACTCGGACTCGGGCTCAAACTGTGACTCTGGCTCGGAATCGGAATACTTTCTAGTAGATCTGTTCAATATATTCACAAAGGCCTCAGACATTGGTCGAAACAAAGTAACAAGATACCGTGTATGCTCACGAGTTTCGCGAATTGTCTCTGCTTCCTGATAGAAATAGTAACTAAGCGACGGTGCTAAGGGTAGTACGGGGATACACCATAGGAATTCCATAATACATCAATATGATAGAAAGTTCTTAAAAGGGGAAAAATGATTATCGGAAAATAATATTCCAATGACGCTCCCTGTAATGAAAGGGGGGTTTTACCTCAATCCGAAAACTCAACAGCCTCAGTACTCGGTTTCTGGTTATTATGTCTCTGAAAAGTTTGATGGGATGCGGGCCCAGTGGGACCCGCTGGCTGGTAGCCTAGTTAGTCGATTAGGCAATACTGTTTGCGCACCAAAGTGGTTTCTTGACACTTTCCGAGATGTCAAGATTCCACTTGACGGGGAATTATTTTTTGGGTATGGTAACTGGAATGTAACCGGAGTCTGTAGAGCTAAAACGCAACAGGCAATGCGTGACAATGAACCGGTCTGGCATAAAGCCAGATATCTTGTATTTGATTTACCTGATACTGACAGAGGCACATACTTGGAACGCTATGCCCTCTTGGAAAGGTGTCCAAGCATTGGAAAGTGGGGTTCAACAGAGACGCCAATATGGTTGATCCCGCACAAAAAAGTGACGGGGTCGCAGATGCTAGAGGAATTTTACCAGAGCATACTTGACCGTGGCGGGGAGGGGGTGATGCTGAACAATCCTGAAACATTTTACGTTAACGGTCGCACTGACCACTTGTTAAAGTACAAACCGGTAATGGATGATGAATGTATTATTGTAGGATACAAACCTGGTAACGGGCGTAATACTGGACGCCTCGGAGCATTTATTGTTCACCCCATCGAGGATAGCATTCCCGATCCCTGTCGTGAATTTAGTATTTCTGGGATGACTGATCTGGTTCGCACATCATACAAAAAGAGTCATCCGATTGGTACAATCATTAGGTATTGTTGTACAGAATACACTAAGAACGGTAAGCCTCGTCATCCTCGATATCTTGGAGTTTGCAGTAAGCCGGTGACATTAGAAGCTGAAAAGGGTTTGCTGCATCAGATCCCGATTGAGATCCCAGACTCAAAAGCGGAACCGAAGAGAGCACGATTGCAGCCCAAGCTACGTTCCATCCCACTAAAGGCTCCAGCTCCGGCTCCAGCTAAGTTGCGCCCCAAGCTACGTACGATCGGCCAGTCAGTAGCGGAAAGCCGGAAAATTGATTTGGTGAAAAAAGTAACGCCCTGAGATGTCCCAACAGACCAAATACACATTAAAGTTTCCCAGCGGCAATCTGCCACCGCTGAAGCTATCTATACAGACCAGCAAGGAGTCCAAGACAGGTTTCAAGTCGACCTATGATGGTCGACAGATTCGAATGGTGAAAATCCTTGCTAAGGGTGACGCCAAACCCAATTCTGTTTCGGACATTGAGAAGATTGTCCCTTGGACGAAAACAGTGCAAGCTTACTCTTGGACCGACGATGAGAGTGGGGAGGAGAAACTGCTGATCCTGGACGACAAGACCAAGTGTAAGATGTTCGAGAAGAGCGAATTCATGGGTGGGATCGGTTTCATCGAAAGGGATGAGATTGCACCTAACAGATTCAGTGGTGATCACTACTTCGTCAAACCACAGACCGACAGCAAGACCAAGAAGTCGGCCGACGGCGACGTTCAGATTTACAGCCTGATGTACTTTATTCTCAAGGAGTACAAAAAGATGTTTCTGACTAAGTTTGTCTCTGGGGATCGAGAAAAGTATGCAGTCATGTACGCCGACGGAGACGGTATCATGATGAGCATTTTGATCCATGATAACTACATACGCACTGCACCATCTGTATCTCGCATTCCACTTCCAAAGGCAAAGGAGCGTGCCGACAAGATGTTGGCAGCGTTCTCGCTACGGCGTTTTGACCCAACGGTCACAGTTGACCGATTCGAGGAGAACATCCAGAAGTACATTGACGAGCTTAAGCTGGTGGCTAAGGGAGGCAAGCTACCATTGAAGCCAAGATTGAAGAGCAAGATCAGTGTTGCAGGGGTAGAGGACTTTTTCGACGCATTGGATGCACTCTAGCTTCTAAAAAACTGGAAATATTCATTTAAATTAATACGCTTGTCCATATTTGCTTTGGACAGATAGAAATT